TCCTTCGAAATTTTATACGCATTTACCTTATTGCAGGAGCTGCAGCATGATCACTCAAGACCTGGAATTTGTACGTCAGCAGCTCATCGTTGCGACCGCAGATCTGAGCGGGGCGACAAAAGGGCAGTTGATGGCCTGGCTGGAGAACGCCCAGTTCGACACCGGTACGTTTAAGCGGAAGAAGCCGCGCGTGATGGATGAGATAACCGGCAAGATGATTACTCTGGATAACCCGCCGATCCCCGGCAAGCAGTCACACGCGAAAGGTTCACACATCCCGCTGGTTCAGCCTGTTGAATACTGCACCTCATCGTGGCGACGGGCGGTTCTGTCGCTGGATGAGCATCAGAAGGCATGGCTACTCTGGAACTACAGCGGAAACACGCGCTGGGAGAACCAGGTGGCGATCACCCAGTGGGCATGGGCGGAATTCGTGGAGCAGCTGGGCACCAGGAAAGTAGCTGGCAAAACGATGGGCAGACTGAAAGCGTTAATCTGGCTGGCTGCCCAAGATGTCAAAGCTGAGCTGGCTGGGCGTGACCTTTACCAACATCAGGATCTCGCTGCGCTGTGCGAAGTGAAACCTGATAACTGGAGCCATAACTACGTTGATTATTGGCGTGATATGCGCTCAATATTTACCGGGCTCGATAGCGACTCCCTCTTGTGTACAGTAAGAACACGATCACAACAAAAAGCAGCTAATTCGCAGCAAGGTATTGCAAAAGTCAATTAAATAGCTTACATTTTGACTAAATCTGATATCGTCGCCATAGCTTTGGTTGTCGACTGAAATTTAAAACCTCGCTTTGACGGGGTTTTTGCTTTTTGGTGGTATATTCCTAGGATGTCAAATCACAGGGGGTGATATGGGATTCTATTACGTGTACCAATACAAGCCGGAAAATGTGCCATTAGGAAAACATTTAAATGTATCCGATGAGTTTTCGGAGCGGGATGAAGCCAAGAGAGCGAAGTCCAAACACATGACTAATGATCCTGACTGTGTTTTCTCTGAAATCATACAGGCTGATTCGATAGAGGCAGTACTTCAAAGGGTACAGGCCGAAACACTTAATCGGCTTTAACCGATTTAATTTGAAAGTTTCTGTATTACCACTTCATTAGGGTCGCTTTGGCGGCCTTTTTCTATTTCAGGCTCCCGGAAACTCCCATCATCGCTTTGTCGTTAAGCATCCGGAGAGCCTGACCCTCTAACTACATACAGCACCCCGAAATCTATCGGAGGTGAGAGCATGTCTCATATGAGCAAACTTGTAACCGGCGTCGCCCTGGGCACTTCTGGCGCAAAGTGTTCTG